CTTACAGCCATCCTTCATCCACTTCACCCCTCAATCATTGACAACCCGTGCTGCCCTAAGACAGACACTGCGCACATAGCATGGGAGAAACTCTGTCGCCAGAGATCTCCGGACTTTTTACGTACCGCACTTTCGTGGCCCAAACGGCCGATCTACTAGAGACCTTCCGTAGGGGTTCAGGTTTTAACCCATCCCCCCCTTCTGCGCAATGCATGATGGTGGTGTGCCCCCTAGAGGACCAGTACTTCCCAGACGTATCCAGGACTGCCTTTAACCCGTGATGACTCAGCAACGACCACGGTTCAAACTGTGTGATGATCTTATGCCAGATTCACTATCTCGACTTAATTATAATGCCCAAGTGTAAAAGGCTGATAGGAGTCTGAGCAGATGCCTCGTTAAGTGGACTTACACTGCCAACCGGTGAACGGACAACCGAACGAACCCGATTCACAAACGAGGGAGGGATCACCTCAGACGATTCACCAAGCCGGTATTCAAACCGACAAGTCCATACACATCGTCACACCATCCAGCAAGCTGGATGGCGGCGCGAACGACGGCATGGCCAATGAATCTTTACTGCTTTCCTGAGAATTAATTACGACACTTTCCTCTTCGGACAAGTGAAGACCTGCTTCTAATCGACACTTAAGGGAGTATACTTCTTGAGTTTCATTACTGCCTTCTCTGTGGAATGCGAGTTTACTTTCCTCGTCATCAGAGAACCAACAGGGGTATACTTTCTGGCGCTTTTTAAAAAGGCTACGGTCAACCGAAGTCCACCGTGTTTTAATCCAGCGATAACAATCTCTTATCTCGCCAAATACTTTCCTTAATAAATCACCACCAAGTCTAACCATTCGCGTGGTCCATCGTTTAGTGCGAACGATGACTGAATCGGAGAGATTAAGACCGAAACAGTAGACTTCCTCACGTGTCTTCCAGCTGCCACCTTCGTTCCTGGGTTTCCAAGCCGCCTCGTTAAAGGCTGCAATCAACCCAACGTCCCTAGAACGAAGCCTCTTTGTATCCTTATCGACCCAACGGAGGTGGTAACCTTCAGGCATGTGTCCCCAATCTCCGGGAAGATTAGGGAGAGGCTTTTCAGACTCGGCAAGGTATCTCAACTCCCTGCTCCACATACCGGCTTCCAAGATCACCTCCGGCTCGACTTGAATACCTAACCCAACAGTTAAAGACCGACACGACCTATTAATCCAGCCACTGTTCTCCCGAAGAAAAACAACGCGCGCTCTTGAACGCTTACTAGATCCGTAACCGACAACGAAAGAGTGGAAACGCCCTCGCAGGGATGCGACGGAGTCCTCTTCCTCTAAGCCGAATAGGGGTTTCGACCTTATAAAAGGCACTAATCTGCACCGTTTCCGGCACGCCTTAAATAAGGTAGAATTCAGGCTGAAGTAACGAGCATCAACCATAGTCTTTCCTTCACTGAGGGTCAGTCCCGAAGCGGACACTCCGTTCTTCCATCTTTCCACCACTTCTGGTCTAGCCCTAAAAACTATATCGTCACCGTTGATCCGAACAGGGATGTTGAAGTCCATGGTCAACCAACGAAAAGTAACGTAGTTAGCAAGGCATAGGAGTGGAAAAGATAGAAGATTGCCCATCATTTGGCCGGATTGTTGCTGCTTACGCGCGATGAGGTTACCATCCCGACCATAAACAGCGAGTTGAAGGGAAAAGGATCGCATAGCCTGGACTATCATCCCTTTAGGAACATTGCGTGTATTTTGCAATACAAGCCGGAGAATTTCCTTTTGTACCTCTTGATTGAGATTATCTGTCGCTGACTCATAGTCGCCAGAACAAAAAACCTCGCCCAATTTGGTATCAAAGCCCTTAAACGCGGTTGGTTTTGCGTCTCCACGCAACAACCAATCGTACCGGCTCATGTAGTCGTACATACACTTATGCAGTGGTCTTAGATAGTTCATCTTCACGGGAGGTATAGAAAGAGCTCTGAACTTCCCAGATGAGGGTACTACCACTAATCGGCTCTCATCACTAGAACTTATATGACTTGTCTGGGCTGCTAAGACAACCTCTATAAAGTTCTGGCGAGCGGAAAAATCCCCGTAG